AGTTGTAGATTGAACTACAAAGTTACGCAATTTGCCATAAGACTGACGGTTTTGTGGGTTAACCGCAAATACGCCAGCAATGGTAAATGTATCGCCTTGGTTTAATGTAGCGGCCGCAGAAGCGGCGCCAATGGTGATGTTGCTTGAATACGCCCAGCCGCTTGACAAGAAGCCAGTAGCAGTAGAAACGTTGCAAGACAATGTAGCAGAAGCATACGAACCGAATGTTTGTGAAACAACGTTCTGATCCATATACCAGTTCATGCCACCGGAATCACGGCCCATCAAGCCCTTGGTGTATTGCTTGCTGATTGTGTCGGTTGGGTTAAACAAACCTTTCAAGCTATCAACGATAGTTGCGGATGTAAATGGCTCAACAACTACTGAACGGCGGCCATCACGTGGTGCGCCTTCAGAATCAAGGTAAGCCGCCGCAGTCAGGTATGTAATCAAACCAGTTGGGGCCGCACCAGCAGTACCAACGATGTTAGCGGTATTGTTTTTAGCAGTTACCAAACCATCACGGTCCATTTTGTTAGCGATAGCGGCAATACCAGGCTTCAATACACGGTCGCTAAACATATCAAGGCTTAGTGCCAAGTCTTGTGTAGTGAACTGGGTATCAACGTGGAACTGGGTGCTAAGAGTAACTGGTACTGAAGTTTCGTTAAAGTCCTCAACTGACAATGCTGGGCCAGTTGTACCAATGAAACGGCCAGGACGGCGAACGTTAACAGTTTGACCAATTTTTGCGCCAACAACGGCAAACTGGTCATCATAGTTACGGTCAACTTGACCAGTAAAGGTTAGTTCGTTTTCAAGGACCATCAACGCTTCGTTGGTGATCTTGCTAATGGTTAATAAATTATTACTCATTTTCTTAATTCCTTAAAAATTAAATTAGGTTTAACCTTATCTAATCTTCCCGGCCATTCTTGCGGCTTTCCATTGCTGATATGACATATCGTTACCATCCATACCTACATCGGCTACGCCACCAGTTGACCTTAAAGGACGAATAGGTTCAGGTGCTTTAGACTTCGCCGCAACAGTTTTCTTTTCCGCTTTCGCTGGTTCTTCAGTCTTTTCAAACTGCGCTTCCAGCTTCCCAATTAGTTTTAATGCGCTGGCAGTTGACATGGTAGAAAGCTTTTCAGCTATTTCGTCATCGCTTGCAAGTTCATATAGGATTCTTGGGCCTACGTCACTTTCAAGGATCGCATCACGTATTGTGTCGTTTACCTTCACGCTACTTGATGAAACCATATCATCGTAATCAGGGTATTCCGCTTTAGTTACCTCTAGCTTTTGTTGCCAGGTCTGAATGACCTTTTGTTTCTGCGTTTCGGCTTCTTTAAGTTTTATTTCCTGTTCACGTCTTACCAATGCTTGTTCCGCTGACCATTCCGCCAATGCTTCTGCATATTCAAAAGCATCTTTAAAGTTGTCAGGGGATGGCTTTTGATTGTTTTCAGGTGCCTGGATAGGTGCCTGATTGCTTTCTAAAGCCGCCAAACGTGCTTCTAAACTTTCCCTTTTTGCACGTTCTTCAGCCGCTTGCGCTTCTGCTTCTTTACGTTGCTTGGTTAGTTCGGAAAAACGCTTTTCTAACTTTGGGTTTTGCTTCTTTTCTTCTGTTCCGGTCGCTTCATCATCGGCTAATTTTGGTTCACTCTGTCCGTCTTGGGCCGCTGGCTCTGAAGGACTTTCATCAACTTCAGCCGCAGTAGGGCTAGATTCGGAAGCTAAACCTAATTTATTAGCAGTAAATTCAGCTAAATTTTCACTTGTTACTACCGTACTGGCCTGTTTAGGTTGTTCGGCTACTTCTGCTACTTGTGCTTCTGACATGGTTATGATCCCAAGAATTAACCCTATGAATACACCATAGGTAGTGTTGTTAAGTAATCTTAATACTATATCTAGTGTTTTGCAACTACATCATTTGTTGAGGCGGTTGACCTTGCGGCACTTGTGGCATTTGTTGCGCTTGCTGGATTTGTTCTGCGCTTGGCGCCATGACCGCCATATTATCTTCAATGGCTTGCGTTGCATTATTCATCATTGCGTATTGTTCTTGGTTTCTATTCATAATTTCAGCTTCTAACCTAGCCGTGTCCATTTGGCCAAGGATCAGCTTCATCAACGCATCAATTTCGGTCTTGTTTTGTGATGTCAATGAACGAGTATTTTGATCACGCATCTTAACTTCAGCGGCAATAACTGCACGGCGATCCTCACCACTTTGACGTACTTGCTCAACATCCTGACGGTTAGTAATAAACAATTGCATAGCTTGTATTTGTTGTTGCATAGCTTGCATTTGTTGTTGGTTATTGGCCAATTGCATCTGAACTTGTGGCGGAATTGGTGATTTATCGTCAATTTGGGCCATTGGGTTAACTGCGGCAAGGCGGTCTGCAATAATGTCTGCGCCTGGAAAATCCATATTTCTGAAGATTAAGTCACCGGCTTGGGCCATTAAGTTAGGGTCAGCGGCCAATAAACTCATCATGGAATCAACTGCTTCCTGGCGTTTGGTGTTGTAACCAGGGCCAGTTTCCATAACTACGTCATATTCACCAATGGTTACGTCATTAAGTATCTTTTCAATGCCGTTTTCATCCATTTGACCGGTTCTTTGGTTAACCGTGGTCAATTCAGGTTTACCATCATCCCCAATAATCCGCATTACACGTTCATTGCTATAAATTTTAGGTATCAAATCAAGAATAATACGTCCAGTATGGGCAATTGAACGGGTCAAATTGTCGTAATAATGGAAGTTGGTCATATCAATTTGCATTTGCTGACCTTGCAATGCTTTGCCGCTAATGTTGCCTGAAGGCAATTGATTAGGGTCAACAATGCCTACTACGGCTTGCAAATCCATAGTAATTGACTGTGCCGCCGCCATGATTGCGGCCGGTGGTTGTTCCGGTACCTGGCGAATTGGGGGTGGTGCTGGCTGGCCGTTAATGTCTGTTTGCTTGTAACGCAGATAAGCATAGGACGTATTGTTGGCATTAGTCCATTCCATTTCGTGGTTTTCGTCTTGACCTTCTGCCATGATCCATTTAGCCCGTGGTGCCAAGGCTACCGATTCGGTCATGGATGTTTGCCAAAAGTTATACATACGTTGTGGGTCTTTAGCCATACGTACTAAGCCAAACTTCTTACGTTTGTTATCCACTACGCATTGCTGGCCATAAGTTGGCACGATTGGTATATATTTACCGGCCCACGTACCTTCTTCCAGCACTTGCATGGCGGTTAATTTGCACCATCTAATGGTTTTTTTAAATGTTTTACGGCGGCTAACTTCATAAATTCCGGCCAGTTCCATTGTTTCAGCATTAGGCAATTCATCTTCATATGCGGTTGTGCCGTCAGATAACAAAACTAAATAAGTGCTTTCAATACGGGTATAAAAATATTCTGCAATACGAATATCGTGCTTTGTTACCCATTCGCTATTGCTATCACCGGTTCCACGGGCAGAAAAGCTACCGCCATCATCGGCATCCGGGTACATTTTTCTAAAGTTTTCTTTAGGCATTACCACGGTTATTAAGCATTTCTCTGCATCTGAACCGTCCGGCGCTACTGAATTAGGGTCAAAATAAACGGTAAATGGGTTATCAATTGGTTTAATGTAGATTTCTTGATCAAACGAATCAGGGCGTACATAGTCCGTAGTTACACGCCAGTAGCCCCATCCCATACGTACTGCAAAATCGTAGGCGGTGTCATATGCATGGTCTGCATTGGAATTCACTTCAACGTGGCGGCAAATACCAGTAATGATTTGCGCCGTCTTGGCATCAGTTTGGTTGTTCATGCCCTGGCACTTAATCCGTGGGCGTTGCTGGCGTTGCTGGTTTGTTATCTGCCGCACATAGGCATCAATCTTATTGATTGTTAGGCATGGCCTGGCTTCTAAGTTACGGCTATTTTGGATTTCTACTGGCCATTGATCACCAGCGGCAAACTTTACGTCATCTAGGGCTTCTGCACGATTGGTAGTATCAGCTTCAGCGGCCTGGCGTAAGAATTCAATTGCTTCTGAAATCCGGGGATCGCCGTCTGCATCACCGTAATATTTACCTTCTTCGTATGTATCAGCCATATTTATCCCATCCAGCTTGCCGGTGCCCTTTGATTAGCCCTTTGTGGCTGGGCTTTTCTAGGTTCATTAATCATTAAACCAATATATCGGAACGCATCGGCCCCGTGCGAATATTCATCATGTAGTGGCTTGGCACTAAACATTTTCGTATCGGGGTCAACGTCATAGCGATAGTGTCTAAGGCATTGTAAGCCTTCTTCAGTATTTTGCCTATCAAAATAGCATTTAGAAAAGATAGTCCTAGCCGCATTAATACTGTCTGCAACTGGCACCCGGTCAAGGATTTGTACCTTCATTCCAGTAGCCCGTACTATTTCTTCAATTGACTTGCCCGTTCCCAAGGATTTGGCTTTAGCATCGTGCGGTAGCCATATGGTGTCGTACACGTAGCCAAACGATTGAAGCTTGGCCAAATAATAACTAATGGTTTGCTGGCTATCCTCAAAATAACGTAACAATCTTGTTTCCTGTCCCACGAATTGCAGTAGCCACACGGCCGTTTGGTCTGCCCACCCAAGGTCGAAAACCGCATGAACGGGTTTGGTGGCATCGTATGGCACGTTGCATATACGGCCTTCTAATTCAGCCATAGTGACTTCTTTAGCAAATATGGCACC